TCGGTTCATCAAGGAGCATCACGTTATCAGATCTATTGTTGGATATTGCCCACGCCGTAACACGAAGAGCAAATGATACAATATCGATTACACCACCACCAAGCTCCTCATTTCTTAACGAGTACTTTTTATCACCAATTTTCACGTAGAAGTTGGTTTCCGGTTGATTCCTTTGAACATCGTTTTCTATCACAAATGAATACGATGAATCATACACTGCTTGAAGTGCTTCAGTGACAATCTCACCAATGACATTATTGGATTCATCAGCATTCATTACACCAACGGCATTCATAACTATCAGGGATTCATTAAGATGCGAAACATACGATTTCAACTCCACTAATTTCAATTCTAAATTTCCTATGTTGTCTTTTAAAATTTTAATTTCTGCTGTTTTACTACACAGGAAGTCATCAAATTTTTTTAAGTCACTTAGTTTCATCAATTACGCTCTTTGATAGTCTGCCACGAATTTCTACCGATGTCCCTACTTCAAATGCATGTGTGTATAGTACCAGTGGTTCATTTGGGTCCATTGGAATTCTATCCAACCAATCTGAATCGGTGGTTAACCAGTACAGTGACTTAGTCTTTCCATCCGCCTTGAGAACTGCTCTTCCAACGACGGGAGACGATTCATTTCGGTTTGGACCCGTTAATAATGTCTTCCATGTTACTAATAATCTTCTTAAGATTCGCTTCATTATTTTCTACCCCCGTTTGTAACTTCCCAAGCTCCTCTACCGCCTGTTCAATAGAATCAATTCCGAATGTTTCCTTTAACTGATTCATTAATTGTTGTCTACGGCCTTCCTGCTTTGCCTTTTCCTGTTGAAGTGATCTGATCTTTTTCTCACACTCTTTTAGTTTACTAACTATGTCAGGCATTGACCTTTCTCCTGTATATAACTTTAGACATTAGGCACGTGGAATTATGTTGACAATTGCGAGTACCAAATGAGTAGTCATCCTGATACACACAGTTTACCACATCATACGGACACTGAATAATTCTACCACCGGTAAAACAATTGGCAAATCTACATCTGTTATCCGGTGGGGTTACAGTACTCTCGAATACACCACGCTTTGAAACATGAATGTCCATACTTCCATCATATAACTCCATGAATTCATGAACTAGCTTCTTATAGTGAAATATAGACCCAGTTTCTGGTGTATCCGTGAAGAAATCCTGATCCGGATTGTCTAACTCTCTCATACTAAACAAAAAGAACGTTTTGCAATTATACTCTTTCTCACACATTGCGGCTGAATCAAGTAGTTCCTGAACCGTCGTATTGGCAGAAATCATGAAATTTGCATCGAATGGAATACCACATTCAAGTGCCATTCTATGAACGGATTTTACCCCCTGAAGTGAGTATAATGATACCCTGATCTTTACCCCCGAGAAGAACCCTTTATTAAACTGATGCAATAAATCCCCATTGGTATAAATGGTTGTTTTGATTCCCATGGATCGATTAAAATCAAGAATTCCACCAAGTTGTGGGTGTATTAGTGGTTCCCCACCAAGTAGGTTTACTTGGACACCACCCTTTTCTAAAAATTCCTTTACGTACCCAGTATATTCACCAACCTCCATAAAAGGCTGACTCTGGTCCATTACGTTCCTTGCAAAACAACCACTACAAACCCTATTACACACATTACAAATAAACACCTGTAATGTGTTTCTACGCTCCGTGGGAAGTTCTTCGTACTTGTACCATGGAAACTTCATTTCTTTACTCCAACCTTTTCCATAAATTTGTCTATTACATTCCTACACTCTTGACTACAGTTCATTCTATCCATGGTGGACACTAATTTATGTTTCCACCCAGTGGTCAATCCGGAATTTGCATTTCTCAATTTATGAATTAAATTTTTAAACGAATCCTGGTCCATTTTTGCGTTAATTGGTTTTGATAAATCAAACACCTCTTCCGGGGGTTTAACTGACAATTCCACTACTTCAACTTCATTAGTGTCTGTGTCAAACACCATTACAGCCGGTTTATGCTCAAGATCAAACTTAGAAATTGTACTTCTAAGTCATTGACCAGGATTAACTATGACTCTTCCATCATACTCAGAAATGAATCTGTAGTGATAGTGTCCACACACCACTAGGTTATAACCACTGTGTTTTCTAAGAAATCTAACCGGATCATCCAATTCCTGTCCTGGAAATAGTGGTCTGTTACCAACCATTGAATGAGTTACCAGGATATTATACTGACAACCCCCCACTTTTACCGGACTTGGAATACTCTCCCCAAATCCGGCACCGTACAGGGTTACATCATGTCTGGACATATCATCATGAATACTTCTACCATGTAAATTCAATAGGTTGACTACTCCGGCAGATTCTAATACTGATAGCGGGCTACTGGGTATAGTTGATGATGAATGACCCCACACATCATGGTTTCCAAACACCATGTTCAACACCCAGTGGCTGTCCTTAATTGATTTAATTATCCACGATATAGTGGAATTCGGAATTCCAGGGCCATCTGCTAAGTCACCCGTTTGAATTATAAAAGAACATCCATATTTGTCAAATATAGAAAAGGCCTGATCTAACTTTTCTTTCTGGGTGTTAATGTAGTCGTCAATTCTTTTCTCAGGGGTTTTATTGGTAAAGTGGCAATCACCTATTAAACCAAGTTTCATTGACCCCTCCAAATGGCTTCATACTCACTGGTTTCCACATAGTCTGTTCTTTCCAGAGTCACTAAGAACTTCTCCACATAATGGACACGTTGTCAACTCACTCATCAACCTATCAAAAACTGTCTGTTCAGTTGACTCAATCTTTGTTGTTTCTAGAATATGCGTTTCAATTAATTTTATTTCAATTATTACTTTTTCAAGTTCGCTAACTTGTCTTACCGTTTTATTATACGTATCAATTGAGGTGTTAATTGCCCCCGAGTCTAATGCATAATTGCCTATATTTATTATAGAGTCATCTATTTTACATATTGAATCTATGATGCAGGATAACAGTGCACACTTTTCACCAGAACTATCGCGTAATTGTAATACATTCAATGATGCTTGTATCACGTCGTCTGTGTTATCCGGAAGTGTAATTGAATTACTATCTATTTCCTGAATTGAATCAAGAATCTCTATAATTGATGTAATTTTTGAATTGCTTATATCAATGTCATTGACTAGTTCGGTTGATCTAAGTATTCCAGATTTTAAGTCATTTAGATTTACTGTTTCAAGTTCCTTGAGTTTATCAATCGTGGTAGAAACTTGTAACTTTATCGACTCCATTTCAGAATTCTTGGTTCTCAACTCCGATGAAATGGCGTTGGTTACCATATCTATTTCATCCGAATCAGTAATTGATCTGATGTACTCCGCTACTGAACCCGGTGAATCAAACACCAAAAAGTATGGGGAGAACTGACGTTGAACATTGATGTCGCTGAAACCAAGAACATCCAACACTTGTGGTGGAACTTCTTGCCCAAATGCAGTCAAAACGGCATTATTTTCACCATTTGAAATGGTATACTTATTTTCTCTAGACCCTCTGCATCTGGATACTATGGCATTCGACTTAAACACACATACTTTTGCTTCCTTTTCTCCATGTTTTATGAACCCGTCTCCAAGCGGTCTGTTGGTCGTAACCCAGTTGAATGCACGAAGTATGGCCGATTTTCCAGAGTTGGACTGTCCAATTATAACGTTAACTCCTGGGGATAGGACAAGATCCGTACTTAGGTGAGACTGGAATCCGTGAATTTCTAATTTATTAATCATTTGGTATTATACCGCATGAGTGAATTCATTCTTCATCGTTTGTACACCATAGTAGGCCAACAAAAGTGCATCGGCACGTCCATCTAGTTTCCTACCACGTTTGGTCTTAAATTCTACTGTTGGGAATAATGAATTTGCAATTATTATGCTCTGGTCCCCAGTGTCCCCCTTTTTTCCAGATATTCCAAAATACTTTTGCCAAATTCTTGGATCCACTGTAGATGGATCCATGCCGTAGCTCATGGATACGCCCTCGAAAATACCCTGACACCGGGCCAGTGATACATTGGTCTTTACGTTAAACCTTTTCTTTCCACCCCCCATGATAATTAGTGCCTCTTCTATGAAGCATTTGAAATCATACATGGCATAGTGGGCAACAAGTGAGGAAAGCACTAATCGTATTGCACTAATATTGTACACCGATACATGTTTTTCAACCTCTTTACCTTTTTTCCCAACCAACTTGGTAACTTTATTAATTGGTGTATCCCACACACCCACGAATTTACCATCCTCGTCTATACATGCTATTGCCCCCATCAAACCTATATCCACACCAATGATTAACTTCTTTTTGTTTATCATTTCAGCCATAAATTTCCATTTTCAATATAAACTTCATCGTCATTTAAATACAGGTAGAATACTGGTTCATCCATGAATCTAAGATGTACTTGTTTCACCTTTCCATCCAGTATTCGAACAGTATTAAATTCTGTAAGTACAGCCTTTGATCTTGAAAATATTTTCAAGTACATAGGTGTACTATTATTAAATTTCATATCCTTCCAGTACTCACCATTGATAAATACAGGCAACGTCAATGGTTGATTGTTTACACCCATTACCATGTTCTTGGTTTCCTTTGTTCAGTCTTGTATACTTCCTTCCATACTCTCCACACTTCCTGCTTTAGGTCTTCTTCCCTATTCTCAGCCTCAATGGCCTTTATCCACTGAGCTTGGGTGTGTTCTTCACCAAATATCTTCACTTTCTCCATTTTACCCTTAGCACCCTTTTCACCAAGTTGGTCAAATGCAAGGAAGTACACGTTGGATGCTATATCATCCAAACCATAGTCAAAGAGGATCTTGAACCTACACTCTCGGAATGGCGGTGCTACCTTATTCTTTACAACTTTTGCTCTAACCCATATTCCAATTGTTACGTTCTTAGAATTGACAATGTTGGAATCATGTTTAAGGTGGAGTTGAACCGACGAATAAAACTCCATAGCCTTTCCACCGGATACGGTCTCTTTATCCCCAAACATCTGACCAACATTTACCCTAGTCTGATCAATACAGAATAAGGTGGTATTACTCGCGGCAATTGGAAGTATCCACTTTCTAAACCCGGATGACAACATTTTTGGCCTAGTAAGTCCGAACGTTCCCCCAGTCATGTCATTTTCCAATTCGGCCTTCGTCGGAAGTGCTGATACCGAATCTACCACAATTACCTTTGGCTTATCATTTATCTTTTTCTTTACCTTGTCTGGTGCACCCTTTTTCATAAGATTTGGATAAATAATCTGTCCTAGATACTCGTCACACACACCTTCAATAGAATCTGGATTACCCAGAACAAACGAGTCATCATTACAATTCAGTCCATATATAGAGGCAAAATTGGGGTCAAGGGTATGTTCTACATCCGCAAAATGTGCCGTCTTTCCAGATCTTTGAGCGTATCCAAGAACGGTACATGCTAAAACAGTTTTGGTGGTAGATTTTCCACCAAAGATATGAATTACCCTACCTATGGGAATTCCACCGGGTAACATATTGGCTATGGCAAGGTCAAGAGTAGTACACCCAGTAGAGCACCATTCTTTAACCGATGGAAGTTTTACTATACTGGACGCCTCAGAAGATGCATTCTGAACTTCATTGATAATGCCATCGGTGGACTCATCATTAACTGACTCAACATTTTCAGAGTTCATACTTCTTTTTACCTATTCTTTTACTTGATTCAATAGATTCGTTAGCCGCCGCTAAAGTTAACGTAACAACCGTGGTGATCATGTAATCCAATATCAATTTGCATGGCCAGAGGCATTGATGTGTTGGCAAGCATAACTGTTACTTCGTCTGGATGACTAGACGTAGCAAACCTTTTACTATTACCCCTAAGAATCTTTGCTACAAACTTTCTGCCTCCCTACAATTCAAGTGAATGTACCAGCATGGTTCACTACCACTTACTAGTTTTCCAAGTACAAATCTCATTTACTCCCTTTCGCTTGGAATTTCTTCATCCTCTGACAGTGATTCCCTTCGCTGCTTTGCCGTCTCACGTCTCCTGGCAACAATTTCATCAACAGTAGCATTCTCAACGTGTTTCTGTTCCGTGCTCATGTTAACAGACTGTTGCTGCTGGTAGTATGCGTAGATGTATAACGAAACCAAGTCCTTAATCATGGACTTTCTCTGTTCAGCAGCGGACTGCAGAACAGTAAGTGAATCGGACAATCGCTGCGCATCAATATACTTTCTGGATGCGTCAACATGCCTTTGGTCAATTGTTACCGCCGCGTCCACACTGGACTCAGTAACCTTTGCAACCCCGAACTTTTCCGGGTTCTTCCTAACTTCAGACTCGATAAACGCCTTAGTATAGTCTAATTCGTCCTTGGCAGATCTAGCACACGATTTTGCATCCGTGGCCAATTGACCAACTTCATCATATAGGACTGGTTGATTGACACACTCGGTTTCCAGGTCAAACTGATTGATTTGAAGCCTTCCACGAAGATCTGTAATTCTATCAGCAGTAATATCCATTTCATTCCTTTCCTTTATGGTGAATGGCCGGGTTGAATGAAGTTATTTACCCAACCCGGCGTGACTAGTGTTAAACACCGCGTCTTCGTCTAATTTCCTCAATCTTATCTTTAACACTTGATGTTACGCCGTTAGAAACTGGTTTGACCTCCTCGGCAACACGTCTATTGCCCCTAGAACTAACTTCCCCCCTGCTTCCTTGATCACTGGTTTCCCCGGTTGGTTCTTCACGTTCCTGGTCCGGTGATGGTCGTCTGCGGGATGGTGATACACTGTCCTGCTTTACTGGTTCATTACCTTCCCCATTGTCATTTGGCTGACTATCCTGACCAGAGTCGTCTACCCCACCAT